GGCGCTGGTCGGCGAGACCTTCGACCAGGCGCGTGACGTGATGGTGACCGGCGACAGCGGCATCCTGGCCTGTTCGCCGCCCGACCGCCGGCCGGTGTGGGAGGCGACGCGGCGCCGTCTGGTGTGGCCCAACGGGGCGGTGGCGCAGGTCTATTCGGCGCATGACCCCGAGGCGCTGCGGGGGCCGCAGTTCGATGCCGCCTGGGTCGACGAGCTGGCAAAGTGGAAGCGTGCCGAGGAGACCTGGGACCAGTTGCAGTTCGCGCTGCGGCTGGGTCCGCATCCGCGGCAGGTGGTGACGACGACGCCGCGCAACGTGGGGGTGCTGAAGGCGATCCTGCAGAACCCGACGTCGGTGGTGACGCATGCCCCGACCGAGGCCAACCGCGCCTATCTGGCGGCAAGCTTCCTCGAGGAGGTGCGCGCCCGCTATGGCGCGACGTTCCTTGGCCGGCAGGAGCTGGACGGGCTGCTGATCGAGGACCGCGAGGGCGCGCTGTGGTCGATGGCGATGCTTGAGGCGGCGCGGGCCGAGGCGGCGCCCGAGGCGCTGACCCGGATCGTCGTGGCGGTCGACCCGCCGGTGACCGGACACAGCGGTTCGGACGACTGCGGGATCGTGGTCGCCGGGGTCGAGATGTCGGGCCCGCCGCAGGACTGGCGCGCCTGGGTGATCGAGGACGCCAGCCTGTCGGGGGCGTCGCCCGATGCCTGGGCGCGGGCGGTGGTGGCCGCGCGCGACCGCCACGGCGCCGACCGCGTGGTGGCCGAGGTGAACCAGGGCGGCGCGCTGGTCGAGGCGGTGATCCGCCAGGTCGATCCGCTGGTGCCCTATCGTGCGGTGCGTGCAGCCAAGGGCAAGGTGGCGCGGGCCGAGCCGGTGGCCGCGCTGTACGAGCAGGGTCGGGTCCGGCATCTGAAGGGGCTCGGCCGGCTGGAGGACCAGCTGTTGCGGATGACGCGCGCCGGGTTCGCCGGCGACGGCAGCCCCGACCGCGTCGACGCGCTGGTCTGGGCGCTGACCGATCTGGTCATCGAGCCCGCCAACCTGTGGCGCGCGCCGCGGGTGCGCACGCTCTAGCCGCGCGGCGCGATCGCGAACGGAAACGTAGCAGCCTGCCCCCGCGGCGGGACGGCGGCGGCCCCTGCGGGCCTGGCCGAGAGAGAGAGGTTTGCCCGATGGTGTTCGATTTCCTGCGGCGCGGTGCGGCGACGGCACCGGCGCCGGCGGCCGAGGACGCGCCGGACCGGCGCGTGCCCGAGGCCAAGGCCTCTGCGACCGGGGCGGTGATCGCCTTCCAGGGCGCGGGCCGTGCGGTCTGGAGCCCGCGCGACGCGGTGTCGCTGACGCGGACGGGCTATCTGGGCAATCCGGTCGGCTTTCGCGCGGTGCGGCTGATCGCCGAGGCGGCGGCAGCGCTGCCACTGGTGCTGCAGGACTGCGCGCGCCGCTACGAGGCGCATCCGCTGCTGGCGCTGCTGGCGCGGCCGAACCCGGCGCAGGGCCGCGCCGACCTGCTGGAGGCGGCCTACGGGCAGCTTCTGCTGACCGGGAACGCCTATGTCGAGGCGGTGCAGGGATCGGCGCGGATGCCGGCCGAACTGCATGTGCTGCGGTCGGACCGGGTGAGCCTGGTACCGGGCGCCGACGGCTGGCCGGTGGCCTATGACTATGCGGTGGGCGCGCGCCGGCACCGGTTCGACATGACGGGCGATGTCGCGCCGGTCTGCCACATCCGGGCCTTCCACCCGGCCGACGACCACTACGGCTTTTCGCCGCTGCAGGCCGCGGCGACGGCCATCGACGTGCACAACGCCGCGAGCCGCTGGTCGAAGGCGCTGCTTGACAATGCCGCGCGGCCCTCGGGGGCGATCGTCTATCGCGGCGCGGACGGCGCCGGGGCGATGAGCGCCGACCAGTACGACCGGCTGGTCTCGGAGATGGAGGCGCATCACCAGGGCGCGCGCAACGCCGGGCGCCCGATGCTTCTGGAGGGCGGCCTCGACTGGAAGCCGATGGGGTTCAGCCCCAGCGACATGGAGTTCCAGAAGACCAAGGAGGCCGCGGCACGCGAGATCGCCACTGCCTTCGGGGTGCCGCCGATGCTGATCGGGGTGCCGGGCGATGCGACCTATGCCAACTATCAGGAGGCGAACCGCGCCTTCTATCGCCTGACCGTGCTGCCGCTGGCGGCGAAGGTGACGGCGGCGCTGGCGCAGTGGCTGTCGGACTTCACCGGCGAGGCGGTCGAGCTGCGCCCCGACCTTGACCAGGTGCCGGCGCTTGCCGCCGAGCGCGATGCACAGTGGGCGCGGGTGGCGGCGGCGGATTTCCTGAGCCGCGCCGAGAAGCGTGCGGCACTTGGCCTGCCGCCCCTCGCCGACCCGGCATGAGCCTGCGCAAGCCGGCGGGCGGGTCGCGGTATCTCTACGACAGCTTCGATGCCGCGGCGGCGCGGATCGAGGCCAACGAACGCGTCGCGGACGAGCGCTGGGCCGGGCTGGAACGGCGCCTGGCGCAGATCGATGCCGCGCTGGAGCGGATGGAGAAGCGCCTGTGGCTGGGCGTCTACGGGGTGGCGGCCTTCCTGCTGGCGCAGGGGGCCGAGGCGGTGGTCCGGGCGCTTCTGCGCTGAGCGCGGAAGCCCTTCGGACATAGCGGACCGGGCCGCCTGGGCGGCGCCGGCAGAGGAGAGCGGATGCGGATCGGAGAGGACGGGACCGGGCTGGAACGCAAGTTCCACCGGCCGGAACGCGGCCTTGTCCTGGGCGAGGGCGCGCGGATCGAAGGGTATGCCTCGCTGTTCGGCGTGGCGGACCGCGGCGGCGACGTGGTGCTGCCCGGGGCCTATGCGGCAAGCCTTGCCGCACTGCGGGCGGCGGGCGGGCAGGTCAAGATGCTGTGGCAGCACGACCCCGCCCAGCCCATCGGCGTGTGGGAGGAGGTGGCCGAGGACGGCCGCGGCCTGCGGGTCAGGGGGCGGCTCTTGACCGAGGTGGGGCGGGCGCGCGAGGCGGCGGCGCTGATCGCCGCCGGCGCGCTTGACGGGTTGTCGATCGGCTATCGCACGCGGCGGGCCGAGAAGGACGCGCAGGGCCGGCGGATGCTGGCCGAGCTGGAATTGTGGGAGGTCTCGGTCGTGACCTTCCCGATGCTGCCGGAGGCACGCGTTGCGGCGAAGGCCGGGGACGCCGGCGCCGGCGACGGCGGCGCAATGCTCGAGGCGCTGGCCGGCGCGTTCGAGCAGGCGCGGCGAGCGCTTGCGGCGCGGGTGCCGCGGCGGGGTGCGGGGCAAAGTTCGGGCGAGGTGACGGGATGACGGAGAGAGAGACGCAGGCCGGGGCGCAACGGCCCGGCACAGGCGGCGGCGCCGAGGGTGCGATGACCGCATTCCTGAGCGCCTTCAATGGCTTTCAGGCCGAAATCAAGACGCAACTGCAACAAACGGAAGAACGACTGACCATGCTGGATCGCAAGACCGCGGGCTTTGCCCGCCCCGTGCTGGCGGCCTCGGCCGAGTTCGAGGTGCCGCACCGCAAGGCCTTTGACGCCTATCTGCGCAACGGCGACGACGATGCGCTGCGCGGCCTGGTGCTGGAGGGCAAGGCGCTGAACACCGCGGTGGCGGCGGAGGGCGGCTATCTGGTCGACCCCCAGACCGCCGAGATGATCCGCTCGTCGCTGAAGTCGTCGTCGAGCCTGCGGTCGGTGGCCAATGTGGTCCAGGTCGAGGCGACGAGCTTCGACGTGCTGATCGACCACAGCGACGTCGGCTCGGGCTGGGGCACCGAGGCCGGCCCGGTGGCCGAGAGCGCCACGCCGTCGATCGAGCGCATCTCGATCGCGCTGCACGAGCTGAGCGCGATGCCCAAGGCCAGCCAGCGGCTGCTGGACGACAGCGCCTTCGACGTCGAGGGCTGGCTGGCGGGCCGGATCGCCGACCGCTTCCTGCGCGCCGAGGCGCAGTCGTTCATCACCGGCGACGGCCTGGGCAAGCCGCGCGGCTTTCTCAACCACACCAAGGTGGCCGAGGCGTCCTGGACCTGGGGCAACCTCGGCTATGTCGCGACCGGCGCGGCGGGCGACTTTGCCGCGCTGAACGCGGTCGATGCGATCGTCGACCTGGTCTATGCGCTGAACGCTGCCTATCGCGCCAACGCGAGTTTCGTGATGAACTCCAAGACCGCGGGCGCGGTGCGCAAGATGAAGGACGCCGATGGCCGCTTCCTGTGGTCGGACGGGCTGGCCGCGGGCGAGCCGGCGCGCCTGATGGGCTATCCGGTGCTGATCGCCGAGGACATGCCCGACATCGGCGCCAACGCCTATGCGGTGGCCTTCGGCGACTTCGCCGCGGGCTACACCATCGCCGAGCGGCCCGACCTGCGCATCCTGCGCGATCCGTTCTCGGCCAAGCCGCATGTGCTGTTCTATGCAACCAAGCGGGTCGGCGGGGATGTCAGCGACTTCGCCGCGATCAAGCTGTTGAAGTTCGCGGTCAGCTGACGCTGGCCGTGAAGCCCTGCGGGCGGGATTGACCTCTCGTGCGCGGGGCCGGGCGCGTGCCGCAAAGCCGGTGTCGTCTAGCTGTTCCCCCTCCGTCCGAGCGGTGCCGGGGTGCGCGCCCAAGCCCCGGCCACAGGGCCGCGGCCATCCGGAGGGGATGATCGGAGCGGAAAGATGGAGTTGATCGAGCTTGCCGCGGTGCCGGACGAGGCGCTGCCGGTGCTGCTGCTGTCGGATCACCTGCGCCTTGGCAGCGGCTTTGCCGACGACGGGCTGCAGGCGGGCCTGCTGCGCAGCTATCTTCGCGCGGCGCTGGCGGCGATCGAGGGGCGGACCGGCAAGGCGCTGTTCGCGCGGCGCTTCCGCTGGGTGCTGGGGGGCTGGCGCGATCCGGCGGGGCAGGCGCTGCCCCTGGCCCCGGTCGCGGCGGTCGTCTCGGTGCTCCTGCGCCCCGTTGCGGGTGACGCGGTGGTCGTCGATCCGTCGCGCTGGCGGCTGCAGCGCGACATGCACCGGCCGCGGCTGGTGCCGGCCTCGGGGCTGCTGCCGGCGGTGCCGGAGGGCGGCACGGTCGAGGTCGAGTTCGACGGGGGCTTTGGTCCGGCGTTCGGCGATGTCCCCGGCGACCTTGCGCAGGCGGTGCTGCTGCTGGCGGCGCATTACCACGAGTTCCGTCACGACGGCGGGGCGATCGGCGCGCCGATGCCCTTCGGCGTGCTGGCGCTGGCCGAGCGGTGGCGGACGGTGCGCGTGCTGGGCGGGGGGGCGGCATGACCGCGCCGCGGCTGAACCGCCGCGTGGTGCTGGAGACGCCGCAGGTGGTGCCCGACGGGATGGGCGGGCATGCGACGGCCTGGGTCGCGCAGGGCACGCTCTGGGCCGAGATCCGGCCGGGTGCGGGCCGCGCGGCCGAGGGCGAGGAGGTGGCGCTGTCGCAGGTGCCGCTGCGCGTCACGGTGCGCGCCGCGGCGCCGGGGTCGGCCGCGCGGCCGCGCCCGTCGCAGCGGTTCCGCGAGGGCACGCGGATCTTCGCAATCCTGGCGGTGACCGAGCGTGACCCCGAGGGCCGCTATCTCTTGTGCGCCGCGCGCGAGGAGGTTCCGGCATGAGCTATGGTGCGGCGGCCGCCCTGCAGGCGGCGATCCATGACCGGCTGGTCGCGCTGCCGGAGCTGGCGGGCATCGCGATCCACGATGCCCTGCCGCCGGCCAGCGGGCCGGAGACCTTCGTGCTGATCGGGCAGGAGGAGGTGCGGGATGCCTCGGACCGTTCTGGCGGCGGCGCCGAGCACCGCCTGACGGTCAGCGTGGTGTCGCGCCGCGCGGGTTTTGCCCAGGCCAAGGCCGTGGCGGTCGCGATCTCGGACGCGCTGGTCGGGGCCGACCTGGCGCTCACGCGCGGGCGGCTGGTGGGGCTGTGGTTCCTGCGCGCCGAAGCGCGGCGGATCGACAACGGTGCGGTACGGCGGATCGACCAGATCTTCCGCGCGCGCGTCGAGGACTAGGGGCGCCCGCCGGCGGCGGGCGCGCAATCGGAACGGGCAGGGCGGGCGCGGGTGGTTCCGGCGGCAAGGGCCGCGCGGACCGCTGCCGCGGCGCCGAACGGGAGTGATGCGGATGGCGGTTCAGAACGGCAAGGATCTGTTGCTGAAGATCGACCTGACCGGCGACGGGCAGTTCGAGACGGTCGCGGGGCTGCGCGCCACGCGGCTGAGCTTCAATGCCGAGACGGTGGACGTGACCAGTCTCGAAAGCCAGGGCGGCTGGCGCGAGCTTCTGGCCGGGGCGGGCGTG